GTATTATGTCAAAAATTGACAGAAGATACATCTGTTTGTCTCTTACATATGCCCCAGTATAAATGGTATGGATGTTTTGGTTCACAATGTTATATTACCCATGCGTTTTTATCCAAAATTAACGAAAAATATAATTTATGTAACGCATTGACGCCCCATATTAAAACGCGCGCGGATAGATGTTGTTTAGAGAGAATATTGGGGTGTATCTTTTTTGTAGAGAATGCGTATTTGTATAAAACCAAATCCTTATTAGGAGATATAATGAAATATCAAAATTGGTGTGAAATGACATACGATAAATATATCCAATATTTTCATCAAATTAAGGGAAAAAAACCGATAATAAAGGTTTGGTCAGGTCGTTAATTTCTTCCTTTTTGTTAACCGCATGTGTCACCATATTTTTTAGTATCTGTCATTATATGATTTAATTTAGGAGCATTTAAGGGAGAAACCCAAAAGTTTTAAATATTTTTTACATTTTTCTTTATTATCGAATTCATAAATACTTGCACCAAACGATTTAAATAATTGTAAATCATCTGTAAAAATCAAACTTTCTGATGTTATTATGGGAGTGTCGGAAAAATCAACAATATACGTATTGTTTTCATTTAACATTTTAGATACATATTGGATATCCATTGGTAATTCTCTTTTTTTTATTTTTGCTTCCATTTTAAATGTTCCTGAATAAAAATTAAATGTTATATGTGAGTCCTGCTTGATTAATTCACCTGCATAATATAAATTATATTTTTTACAAACATTGTTTTCGCAAACAATTCGATGAATAAGTTCCAAATTCATATGAAGTAAATGTTTTTAGGAAAAACGCAGATGGCTGATTTCATTAAATCCTAAAATTACAAAAATATAAATTCCATCATCTAATTCATTCACATTATTATATATTGGCAAAGAAGAATCAAGTTGTGCATTTTCATATGGGTTCAGGTATACTAAATAATATTTATCATTTAACATTTGACATTGATTGTGAAAAATAACATAATTATCTATACGATTTTTTGTCAATGAATATTTTGGATCAGGCATATAATCAATTGCACTAGGAACGCCTTTGCGCGTGTTCATCTCTATAATATATGTATGTATATATATTATATTTTAAATGAAACCTGAACAATTTACTATGGAACAAAAACAAGATATTGCTCGACAAATAAAACCCATCACTTGGCAAACAGTACAAAAAGAAATGGCCTATTTACAGACAATGGATATAACAAACATGTCTCCCCAATGTCGCATTGGCAATAATGTAGTTGATTATTTTACGTTTGTTCCACGATTAGAAACACGTGGTAAATATAATGTCACCTTTTTTGAATTCATTGAAAATATAGATGAATTTCGTTCCAAAAAATTCATTCAAACCATGTTCGCATATTATGATAAAGTTGGACGACGAAAAGAAAAAAACAAATATGTCCTATATAAAAGTATTTATAACATATGTATCAGTGCAATAAATATCATGAAACCTGTAAATTGCATAGAAATTTACAAAAAATATGGAACAAAACGTGTGCTTAATTTTTGTTCGGGATGGGGAGGATCCGCGGTTGCCGCCGCCGCCATTCAGTTAGATGCATATTATGGAATAGATATAAATCGCGATTTAGAACTTCCGTATCAAGAAATGGTCTCTTATTTAAAATCCGTCTCACCTGTCACTCAATGGGATATTCGTATTATGGACGCATTGGATGTAAATTATAAAGAGATGCAATATGATACAGTATTTACATCACCACCTTATTATTTAATTGAAAAATATGCACATAACATAAAATATGAGTCCAAACAAAAAATGAACGATGACTTTTATTCACCATTGTTTCAAAAAACTTATGACGGATTGTCTAATGGCGGATATTATATCATCAATGTATGCAAAGAAGTATATAAGGAGGTTTTGGTGAAATTATTGGGAAATGCACTAGAGATATTCCCATTAAAAAAATCAAAGCGTCAAAACGAATATCAAGAAATGGTGTATGTTTGGAAAAAGGGTGGATGAAATAAATTATGATATAGATAATATGTCACCTATAAATATATGCCCAAAGAACACTTAATGCAATGTCCGCATTGTGGTGATTTTGTTCTCATTAAAAAAATAAATTGTGGAATATTTCGTCATGGTGTATTGAAAGCAACCGGAAAGCAAATCCCGCCCCATGCGCCGAAATCATTGTGCGAATATTTTATCAGAAGACATATGATATATGGTTGCGGAAAACCATTTCGTGTATTTTTTGATGTTCAAGGTAAACATGCAATTGAGCCATGTGATTATATATAAGTTATATATCCGTCACAGTGGTAGTTGCGGTCGTTGTTGTCGCACTATCTTCTATTTTCTCTTTTTTTACTGCCACATTTTTTACTGCTATAGGATGTTTAATATTTTGCATTTGAAGAACATAAATTCCAAAATGTGGCAATACAGACAAGGTACTCATATATGTATGATAATGCAAACTAGTAACACTGCTGCCTTTGGAATATTGAATACTATACCACCAATATGCTGGTAAAAAAAACGTTTTGCCAGGATGTAAAGTTAATTCCAAACATTTGGGAATATCCTTATTGGTCAAATTCCAAGGATGAACGGGAGAAGCAAATTCAAAACGAACATAATCCTTGTGCAAAGGAAAAGAACTTGATGGAGGAGATATTTTCATTCTCACACTTCCTTCCGTAACGATAAAAAAGTTTCGATACGACAACAAATAGCGAAATGGTGTATATGCATTTGGTGTTCCCATCATTACATCATAATTACAATGCGACATCATTGCCGGACGTAAAAAAGTATCGCTATTTTTTAATAGTTTGGTTATTCCACTTTTCTGTAAAAAGGCTGCATTGTTTTCTGTAATATATTGTGGCGTATCTGACGAATTCGTGCTGCTTTTTTGAAAGAGTGACAACCATGCACCAATAGGTAGCAATATATCATTACATTTTTCTTCGCCCAGTTCTCTCAATTCCACATCACCGTTCATCGTTGCAAGAAAACGTGGGTGTGTGACCATGGCAATATCTGTTTCTCTGGCAAAATCAAACAAAATGGGTTGTCGAACATCACATAATTCTTCTAATTGCGTCTTGGATGGCAAATCTGCTTCATATATTTCCAAATCTTCACTCGTTTTATAATGAAATTGAATATGCAAATAGATAAATAATACCAAACAAAATATGAAGATGGTATAAAATAACTTCATCGGATAGTTGTAAAAGAAATATACTTTTTTTTTACAACTAAAACGAAAGGTTTCTACAAATCGTCATCAAAACGTGGTGCAATATAAAATGTGACATAATCTCCAGGCGAGTTGTCATCGTTGGAGTCCGCAGATAACGAATACAATATTTTCATAGGTCGCTCATTGCTAATATAAATTTCTATTTCATTTGACAATTTACTTGTGATACACATTTTATTGATATGTTCTAAACTATATACAAGTGAAATTGTTTCTCCTTGAATGATGCCATAACTAGTCAATAATTCCATGGGAATATCAATTGTTAATTCACTATCTGAACCCACTGTTTTCATGGATATGTTTTTTTCTGTGCAAACCAATCGCATATTGTTCCCAAAATCACCCAACTGGGCAAACATTTCCGCAAATTGCTTAGAAGGAAGAGAGAAATCTGCATCATACTCCACTGTTGGAATAGACAGTTCTTCATAATCATATACCATCAGTGGCATTTTTACAGATTTTTTAATATTCGTAGCGTCTTCCAATTGAAACTGCACATACAATACATCTGCATTTTTATCTGTCATCCGCATTACAATTACAGATTGTTCCGTTTTAATACTAATAATCGCATAAAATACTGACGTATCAACACATATTTCTATCGGCGAATCCGTCGTCTCATATGTTGAAAACCAATCTTTACGAAGAACCACATCAAACAAACATATATGTGATTTGTCCATTCCTTGAATATGTAATCGTGTTGTTTCAAACCTCATATGTATAGAGGAAGAACAGTTTTTCAATAACTGAATCAATGAAACAAACATTTCCTTCTTCTTTTTATCGTTTATTTGAACATGTAAACTCATAGTAGTGTATCTTTCCTTCATTTCTTTAAGTAGTTTTATTCATTTTTTATCATGGCTTATAGGTGGTTATGATTAATATATTATGGTAATATATAATGAATACTTCGGATAAAACTGCTGAAAAATATGTTTTACACTTTTTTCAACAAGTTGATCAAATATTAAGTGAAAAAAAAGGCGGAAGGAAGAGAAAAGGTAAATCATGTAAAAAACAAAAAAAACAAAAAGGTGGCACAAAAACAGATGCGCCCGATTTACCTATTTCATTAAGTAAATCGAATCAATCAAACATTGAGGAACTTCAAGAAGAATTGGATACAAATTCCGAATTAAAAAAAAACTTTACAATTAAAATCACATCCCCACCATCATCGTCCATCGCATCAGATACACAAACAATAAATGATTTATTTGGACAACATATGAGTAATGTTCTCCGTAATATAAGTACAACAAACGCATTAGAATTAACTCCTCAAGAACTACAGGTATTGGCACTTTATTATGAATTCAAAAAATTAAATACGAAAGCTCGTGAAGGTGCAGATATTGTGTTAAGTAACCTTGCAAAAATGCCTGGAAAAGAAATTATTCAAGATGATAAATCAGAAGAAAACATTCAACGAATGAGTAATTTGTTAGAACATGTTGAAGGTCCTTCTGATTTAGTGGATAGACAAACAAGCGTCGTTGAACAGATTACCAACAATGCGGTAGATAATATGCAACAACTTACAGTATTATATGAGAGAAATGCTTCTCCACAAGAAATATCCAAAAGTCTCATTAGCAACTTTATGAATTTAACTGGTAATTTAGCAGCATTGTTCAATATGTTATCATGTTACAGTAATAGAATTACTAATAATATGTCATATGTTATGAAAAATAATCCAGTTATTTATTTTTTGATGAAATTGATACAAACTGGAATATCCTTTATTGTATATTTATTGAATCAACTCTTTTTTATGTTGGCGAGCACTTTTATTGGAAAATCATGTTTGATTATTATTTTTATGTATTATTACAGACAAAATAACCCAATTGCTATTTTTTTGGCTAACTGCATTTTGAAATTATTAAAAATAGTAGATTCCTATGTTGGTATTAGCGATTACGCAAATCAATGTTTTCTTGCTATACAAGAACAATTATTGCAATATCTTCCACAATTATTGACCAATGCTGCAGTTAGTACCTTTGTAAATTCCGTCATTAAAAGCGCATTGTCTTCACCAGAAGTAATGAGTAATTTTATTCGTTCCGTTTCACCAGAAATAACTAGACAACTGATTGGACAATCCTTGCCTACTATTTCACAAGCATTAGCAAGTGAAATAACTCCACAATTAATTGAAGGTGTTAGTACTACTGTTATGCCACAGTTGATTGATGGAGTTACTCAAACAATAGTGACGGATATAGCACCACAAATTGCAACCCAAGTGGCAAGTCAAGTAGCAACCCAAGTAGCCATTACAAACGCACAATCTAGTTTTTTCACTGCCGCTTCATCCACCCTATCAAAAGTAGCCATTAACGCGGCAACTTCTATTATTGCAGGTAGTTTGGGTATTGATCAAAATACAATACAACCAGTGGCAGGGTATCTTACTTCTGGAGGTAAAAAAACCAAAAAACATAGAAGATATAAAAAACACACATAATCTTCACTGGAAATGAGTTTAATTGCCGATTTAACACCATTGAAGATTTAAAATGTTACATATATATATATGTCTATAAGTTTATGGACTTCAAGAACTTCTGCTGCTGATAATAATTGGTCTAGCCTTACTTATGGTAACGGTTTATTTGTTGCTGTTGCTTATTCAGGAACAGGAAATAGAGTAATGACAAGTCCTGATGGTATTACTTGGACTTCAAGAACTTCTGCTGCTAATAATAATTGGTCTAGCGTTACTTATGGTAACGGTTTATTTGTTGCTGTTGCTTATTCAGGAACAGGAAATAGAGTTATGACAAGTCCTGATGGTATAAATTGGACTTCAAGAACTTCTGCTGCTGATAATAATTGGTCTAGCGTTACTTATGGTAACGGTTTATTTGTTGCGGTTGCTTATTCAGGAACAGGAAATAGAGTTATGACAAGTCCTGATGGTATTACTTGGACTTCAAGAACTTCTGCTGCTAATAATGATTGGTATAGCGTTACTTATGGTAACGGTTTATTTGTTGCTGTTTCTGTTTCAGGAACAAATAGAGTTATGACAAGTCCTGATGGTATAAATTGGACTTCAAGAACTTCTGCTGCTAATAATCAATGGTATAGCGTTACTTATGGTAACGGTTTATTTGTTGCGGTTGCTTCTGTTTCAGGAACAAATAATAGAGTTATGACAAGTCCAGATGGTATTACTTGGGCTGCGGGTAACTCTCATTCTCTGAATAGAAATTGGTCTAAGGTTACTTATGGCAACGGTTCGTTTCTTGCTGTGGCGTCAGGACAAGGAACTGGTACCGTTTCTTCAAATAATAGGTCTATGATTAGTAACGATGGTATCAATTGGTCAAATTCAGGTTCATCATCAAACAACGAATGGATGAGTGTTACTTTTGAAAATGGTTTATTTGTTGCTGTTTCTAGTTCAGGAACAGGAAATAGAGTTATGACAGCTACAACTTTATCTCCAACCATAGGACCTTTGACAATTCCAACAAAAACATATGGAGATAGTCCCTTTGTAATTACACTTCTTCTAATTTATCAGTAGCAACTATTTCTGGAAATACCATTACCATTGTTGGTGCTGGAAGTTCAACCATCACAGCAACTCAAGCAGCAACAACAGATTACACTTCAGGAATAAT